TGCACTGCGTTGTGTTGTAGGTGTTTCCTCTGGATCACTAAAATCTGCATCATTTTGATTTTGCGCATCATCAGCAGCACTTTGATTATCATTCGCTGACGTATCAGTTGTTGTTTCTGGTTCTTCTTCTGGCTCAGTTGTTGTTTCTGGTTCTTCTTCTGGCTCAGTTGTTGTTTCTGGTTCTTTTGTTTCAGGTTCTTTTGTTTCTGGTTCGGTTCTTGTTGGCGGTGTTTGCTCAGGTGCGCTAGGATCTTCAGGTGCTTGTAGTTTTTCAATAGCACCACGTGTTTCTGGACCTACAATACCGTCAACTGCTATGCCTTGTGATTGCTGTAGTCTTCTAACTGCTGCTTCTGTGTTAGGACCAAAGATACCGTCAACTTCGTCTCCAGTCATGCCAAGTCTGCGTTGTAGTTCTTTTACACCTTCGCCTCTGCTACCTCTACGTAACAATCCTTGATCGTAGCTTGCACCAGTAACTGGTCTTGCTGCCTGTGTAGGTTGTGCATCAGGATCTTGCCATGTTGATGCTTGTGTGCCACCACCTGGTCTTGCTGTTGGATCGTTTGAAAAATTTTCACCTGGTCTGTATGGAACACGTTGGCCGTTGACAATTCTACCTTTTACAGTTGCTGGATTAAATCTACCTAGCAGTCCAGTTCCTGTTGGATTACCTTGCCACGGCTGTATTTGTCCTTGTGCTCTAAAATACAGTTTACCATCTGAGTGGAGCATCAAAGGATTTGCGCCAAATGCACCGCCATAATGTGTTGGTGTAAATGTTGTTGGTGCTGCTTCGTATATCCTTTTTATTTCATTGATTTTCATGATAACACTGCCTTACTGTTTTCAGCATCGCCAATGTCTTTGCTTTCACCTGCAGGTGCTTCACCTACATAATCAGTTTCACGTTCTTTACGAGCTGTTTCTAATTCTTTCAACAGGTCCATTACTCTACCACCGGCTACACTTGATTGTGCATCGCCGTTTGCTTGTCCCATATCTTCTTGTGTTAATTTAGCTACATATTCTGCATCATCTTTTTCTTGCTGATATTGTTCTTGTGGTTCGTTTGGATTTCTAACTATAATATTGCTTTGAGAAACATCGCAGCATTGACCTATATATTCTTGTAATACTTGCACAGTGGTTGGATATTGCAATTCAACTTCGTAGTATGTAACGTTCATGTTACTTAACTGTGGGAAGTCTAATGGACGTTCTTGAATAGGTGTGCTTTTACCTGCACTCATTTTCATTACACCATATTTTTGTAATGCTGTTTCCATGTGATCAGCAAAGCCTTCTGGTAATTCGCCAGCGACTCCAACTTTAAATTCATAAGTCTTTTTTGACTCTGTTAAATATTCTGCAAATGTTTTCATAGCTATAGGATCCTGTTTATACTATTATTTATCTTTATCCAGCCCTTTTAAGCGCTCTAACAGGCTGTTTCTGTCCGTCACTACATAACCTTCTCCGTCAACCATACCAGCAGGCGCTCCGCTATCTTTGTCTAATTTTTCTTTCTTTAGCTGCAAATCAATCATTTTTAATTTTTTGTCTATCTTTGCAACCTTTGCATCCAAGCTGGTTTTTAACATGGTTCCTGCAACTTCAAAAACTCTACCGGAGTAACGGCTTTCAACATTCATACCCAAGTCCATTAAATCGTCATAGGCTTCCATTGCTTTGTCTGCTACTTCGTTTAGCTCGTTATCTGCCATTTCACCTAAGCCTTTCACAGCAGGTAATGCACTAGATATTTTGTCTAATTCACTTATATCTCTAAATGTATCTTCAGTTTCAACAACTTGTGATTTTTTAGGCTTTGATTCTTTCACAATATCTTTGTTGTCTGGTAGGTTCAACATTTCTTCTAGTTTTTTAGTCATAGTAGTGTTCCATTATATGCTACTATATTTATCTACGTTTACCGTTGTGAAAAATATCTTGTTCATTTACAACACGGAATACAATACCGTTTTGTTTACACCAACTTCTTGCTGCTGACCATTTTGCTTGATTAACAACATAGTGTAATTTATTAGTATTGCTATTTCCTAGTTTATTAATATCAGTTTGATTAAAAGGTTTTACTTCAACTAGTTCAACCTTTTCCTTTCCATCTTTATCAGTATACGCTACAAAGAAGTCTGGAACATATATCGTCATTTTTCCACTTAAAGGATTTCTATATGGAATTTTAATAGCTTCGCTTGCCCACTTGCTGACGTTTTCATTCAGATCACAAAAGCGCATAAAAGCAAACTCCCAACTGGATCTGTATGTAGGAGTGCGTCCTCCTATATATTTCTCAGGGTGCCTGCAAGTATATTTTCCTTGTGCAAAACGTGCCATTAGTATACAATATTTCTTTTTTCACTTGTCTCTTGTGTAGACTCTACGCTAAAACCTATTGCACTCATTTTGCTTCTGTTGGTGTTTAAGATTGTAGCAACCAGTTTGCTTATCGAAACTGAATTTAATCCGCTAAGTGTGTCTAGTAATTTAAATACATTTACATTGTCTATTTTTGCTTGTTGTAACAAAACACTTGCTACTGCTGTTGCACTGTTTTTGTCAAAGCCTCTTTTTTGAAAGAAACCTACAACACTATCAACCTGGTTGCTAGTAACTGCAATTTTTTTACTAAAATATTTGTCAAAAAATTCTTTTACTTCGCCTGCACTATCAGTAGGTTGTTTAATGCTAGGATCTGTTATACTGCTCATTGTGTTCTCACTGCTGTTGTTGTTATAGTAGCATTGCTATCTTGTGTTCTTGGCAAAACAAAACCCGATTGTTTTTGCACTGTGTTTATCTGGTTAATATCAGGTGCAGGTTCTGTTGCTGTAAGATTTTGGAAATTTTGTAGTGTAAGTATTCCTGTAAGTATTGTATTCAAGTCAACTTCGTTATTTCGTATATCATTGAATACTGTGCTTACACCATTTACCAATCCGCCTATTCTAAATAAGTCGCCGATTACACCGTTTGTGTTAAGCACACCAACTGATAAATCGTAATGTGATGGATCTGCAAAACCTGCAGGTTCGTCTACGCCTGTTCTGCCTCTACCATATAATACATTTTCATACATTATCCTCATTTGATTTTTTGTAAAAGAATTTTCCGCTTGATTCAAGCTATCATGGTTCCAGTTTGTTATAATAGGATTTACTAATGTAAAACTTGTAAATTCAGGAGTTGCATTATTTGAATACAGATGGTTGACTGTTATACTGTTAAAGAACGGTATATTCTTTTTCATATTATTGTCTAAACCATATCGATACATATTAGCTTCTTCTGGTCCATACATATTGTTCCTAAATGTGTTGTAGCTTTGAGGAACAGTTGTGTCTGGTTGCCCACTGGTGTTCTTTTGAGCGTAGTTTGGATCTTGTGAATAATATCTAAAATATGCTTCCCATAGTAATGTTGTTAATCCAGCCATATCATCATGGAAGCTAAATTGTATAGGTTCGTATCTTATTCTAGTTTGAACTAGTTTCTTCCTGTTGTATTGATTTTTTTCATCAACTTCAACATTGAATCTTGGCATATCTACACTGTCAACAAGTAGATTGAATTCACGCTTGTTCAACAAGTTTTGCACAGTTTTTCCAAGTGATGCTAATGCTTCTTGGTTTACATCAAAAACAATATGATATAAGAATTTTGTTTTAGGTGCAAGTCGCATGTTGTTACGCACATACAATGCATCAGCATGTGCAAAATCCGCAACGGTTCCTTGCCTTGTTAAATTATCGAAAAATCCACTAAACTTTGACATACAGTATTTATCTCTATATATTAAGTGCGTATATAAACAAAAAAGGAGCCAACGGCTCCTTTATGTTAATGGCAATCTTAGTTATTATTAACCAGTTGCTGTTGTTCCTGCATTACTGGTTGAACGTTTTTGTTTTACGCCGTTGATGCCAACTCCAACTCCTAGCTGAACTGCGTTGTCGTATTGCATAGTAAGTGTAACTGTTGCAGCATCATTGTTGGCATACGCTAGTGCGCCGTATTCTACGTTTGTTAGCATACAACCGTATAGTTCCCAAGTTTCTAATACACCTGGTGTATTTGTTCCGTTACCACCGTCTAATATTTCAATACGTTCTACGAATTTGTAATCAATACCAGATGCAGCACTTGCTTGCTCAAAGAAGTCAAATTGTTTCTGTAGCTGTTCGCCAACCATTTTCTGCACACTGCCGTTTACATCGTCACGTAGTGTTAAGCTGACTGTGTTCCAAGTATGCTTACCTGCTAGATATACTTTTGAGTTATAAACTGGTAATTCAATAGGATCAAAAGATACTGTTGGTCTAGCTGCGTCAATAACTTGTTTTGTTAATTCTTGAGTTTCTTTTGAGACACCAAAATTTTCTAGTGTAACACGGAAACGATATTGTAGTTTTGGCATCAGCAAACCTTGGCTGCTAGAGCTACTATCGTTTGCTAATGGAACTGTTAAATTTAATAGAGTTGAGATTGCCATCTATTGTTTCTCCTTAATACACAAGTATTTATCATTTGTAGGGGGTTTTTATTTCCCCCCTACTTTAACGATATTAAAGACCTGATATCTCTCCTGTATTTTTCAAGCGTAGCGGAATGTAAATAAATTCTACTGCTTTTACTGGTTCGATTGCGATATCAACATATAGTTCGTTTCTATCTATTCTAGCCGGTGTATTGTTTGTTTCGTCACATACTACTAAGAAGTCATATAGTGCTCTAAGTCCTACTAGTTCAACTAACAAGCTCTCAACCTGCTGTTTGATCTCATCACGTGTGATCTTATCGTTTGGTTCAAACAAGTATGGTTTTGCTAGACTGTTTAGCTGACTACGTAAGTAAACAACTAGTCTTGCAACATTTACTCTATCCAATGCACTTGCATTAGCTGCACGAGTTTTCTGGCCAAACACTGTAATACCTGCACCTGTTAAGAATGTAATTGGGTTAACATTATTTGCATACAGTGTATCACGCTGTCCTTCGTTTAGTGCAATACTTGTAAATTCGCCTTCTGCATTGATATAACCTGTTGCTGTTGCGTTGGTAACGCCACCACGTCTTGTTCCTGCTGGTGCAAACCATGGATACGCAACTTGGTCACTTAGTGCAATAGTGCGCAATACCATATGTGATGGAGGAACAATAATGTTGTTTCCTGCGTTATCACTTGTGAAACCACTTGGATAATAAACACCTAGATACTCATCACTTGTAACTAATCCGTTATCATTATCTTCGACTGCTAATTGTTGATTAGATGTATAATCTAATAGTGTTGTTGCGTCACTAGCTAGTCTGAATGGTGTGTCACCTACAACAAATGCTGTTAATCCTCTGTCATAGTTTAGACTTACCATTTCACCAATTAGTTCTGGATAACCTGGTGTTGCAATCAAGTTGTAAAGCCTTGTTTCGTTGTCACGGATATCTTCGTTGCTGTTAAGCATTGATTGTAATGCTTGGACAACTACTTTGCGTTGTGCTTTACGTCCAAATGCGCCGCTGCCATCTGCTTCATTAGCTGATTCAGTTACCCAACGATGTGGATAGTAATCAGACATACTTGCATCACCCATACGTGGGTTATCACTATTAACATCAATGTAGTTACGCTCAAAACGTTTTACGTTGAATCCACTTCTACGTAGGTTCCATAGCAACATGCCTTTTGGATATAATGCTGGATCTGGAGCATCTGGATCTAAGTAATCGCTTCCTAATAAATCTGCAATTTCTCCTGCTTCGTCGCTGTTAGCACCGCTTGT